AAGTAATTCCTTCTTTTGATCCTGTGTGATATCAAAATCTCCAGATAAAATATTTGCTGGTATAGCGGATGTAGTTCCAATCTTAACTTGGTTAACTCCTGTTTCATGTTCATAATAATATGTAACACCCTCAGTATTACCTTTTACATCAAAAGACGAATCAGTATCAGCATCATATTGAGTTGCATGTGGTAAACCAAATATAGCTGAGTCAATCCATGTAGTTCTAGGGAATAAAGAACTAGCGTTCGTATACCAAATAGGTCTATTAATTGTTGAATCTAGATAACTATATATAACACATCTATTGTTTACATTTGAATCAGCTGTAGGATAGAACCACATTACTTCACCAAACAAGTTATTTAGTCCACAATAAATCATTTGATTAGAAGTTTTATTAAGATCATCATAAACATAGTCTTCAACTAAACAATCCATTGATTCTAGTTTACCAGTGAATCTAAAGAAGCCATTTTCTGACATCCAGTAAGCAGCACCATCAACTTCAACGGCTGCATTTTTTCCAATTAAACCACAGTTGGTTCCTACTTGCTCAAAGGCAAAAGTAAAAGGTTGACCTACAAAACGCATGGTGAATAATGAGGTATCCGACCAAACATAAATTGTATTTCTACCTAACTTAGCTCCCATGATCCGTGATCCGGAAGCCAGTCTTTGTGTGCCAGCTGTATTGGTTGCTGTAGGTGTCCAAGTGGTTAATGACTCTTGAGAAGAGAATCTTATAAACATATCGTCCTGTGTATCAGTATCACCAATAGTCGTTTCTGTTCCAAATAAAACTAAGTGACGATCGGGTGTTGATACAATCATATCCCTAGATGCAGTAGGTGCACCAGATATAATAGTAGCTCTTATATCTACGGCATTAGATAAATCTGCATTCCATTCAAACACAGATCCATTACAAATTAAAGCAACTAAAGTGCTTCCTAAATTATCTAAAGACCATAATCCTGGTTCTGCAACTTTGTCCGTGGACGCCGCTGCTTGACCCCATGCTGCATAGTCACTGAAGTTTGTAACAGTTGCGCCATCTGAATGAGCAGCTCTTGTCGTTCCTCTAACTGCTCTTGTAATTCCTGTTAAAGTTGTGCTTCCTGAAACTCCTGTATAAGAAATTTCTTCTGTGCCAACTTGAATATAATTTGTTCCTGTTGTTGGAAACCCTGTGACAGAATCTAAAACAATACTAGTTCCTGATCCTCCAGTTCCATAAACATTGTCACCTAAAGCTCCATCTAAAGTATTAGTTTGAGGATTAGTTACTGTACCACCAAACTGAGATATACCCCATCCATATACACCAACTTGATCAGCCGTACCAACGTGGTAATATTTATAATAAGTTATTCCTCCTGATTCGCTTGCGCCTGATCCTGATTCTGTAGATTCTGCTTCAATTGTAAGTGTAGAGGTAGTGGGTACAGAAATGACCATAAATTTTTTATCACAAAAATCAGATGCGCCAAAATTTGAATTAGTAATAGCACTAAATGTAGAAGAATCTCCAAATAAAATGATGTCTCCTGCTACAAAGTTGTGTGCTGATGGAAAAGTTAAAGTAACGGTTGCATCACCATTAGTGGTGCTAAATGCATTTGTAATAGCTGTGCCTGATGGATTAACTAAAGGATGGATATCATAGTAAACTCCTCCAGAATAAACATATAAAATTCTATTAGTGCCTAAGATAGAGTATTTAATACCTTCTTTATTTACCATTTGATGAATGGCTCGTGTAGGACCTGTTAGTTTTTTATCTCCAAGTGAAGACCATCCACCTACTTTTTCAGGTGTACCATATCTAAAACGGACGTTTTCTCCACCCGTCCACATAGCTTCTGCTCCGGTAGGCGTGAGCTGTTTATTAAATCCTGGTAAAAATCCTATCTTTTGTAGCATAGGTCTTCTATTATATTATAGTTCGATAAAAGTGTAAACTGATATAAGTTTATGCAGCTTCCCAAGCTGAAGTTGAAGGGTTCCAGACAAAATTTTCTACAGTATCGTCATCTACTGCTACTTTTCCTGTCCATCTTAAATTATCTTCGTCCCAATCTGGAACAATCTCGTTTCCTGAACTTCCTGTACCTTTATCTGGTGCTGCTACAGGTGCTTGCCAGTCATCATTATCGTCTAATGACCATGATGCATATGGTTGTGGGTTAAGAAATTTATCTTTTGAAGGATCATAAACATGTCCTATTCCTGCATATAGTTTTCTAAAACTTTTGTCACGAAAAGTCTGTTTCCAAACACCACCTAGTTTATTAGCACACCATGTTTCACCATCAACATGCTTGGCATTTTCACCTAAAGGGCCAGCTGCTGTTTCTATATCATCTCCAACAGCAATAACTCTTTTGACAATTAATTGTGTATCGGATGTAAATCCTGTTGGATCCACCATTGATTCTAATTCTGCAAAATGTGCCATATTTCTCCTAAAACATTATTAATAGTTTTTTAAACTAAAAAGTCAATGTTTATTTAATTTTGAACCCTTTATAAAAAGTAGGAAGCCCTAAAAATGGACGTTTATCAAACTGATTTTCTCTAGCATTTTTTGTCCCTGCTTTATTATAATGAAGAAAAACCTGACCACAGTTATCTCCCGTAAATTCTTCTCTCCAATGTTCCAAAGTACATCCTGAATATATAAGCATATCTCCAGGTTTAAGATCAACTTTAATACCAGCTTGACCTTGTCTTCCTGTTGGGTCTAAATATATAGGCCAATGATCTCCTCCTAAATTTAAAGTAGTAGATATTTCACATGAATATCTATCTTTATGTCTATGTAGAACATCACCTTTTTTATAAATTCTTGCATAAGAATAAGTTTCACTTAATTTTAATTTAGTATGTTTTTCCATTACAGGTTTTACTCTTTGTAATAAAGTTTCCATTACTAGATCTCCATAATGAGAATATGTATTAGGAGCTTGATGATCATTCCATACACCATAGTATTCTGTAAACGGTGAAAGCCATTTGTGATCAAATAAAAATCTAGCAACTTTTCTTTTATTTAAAAAATAAGCATATGTAAAATTGGCTAGCTCTTTACTTATAGCTCCTCTTAATATTGAATATTTATTTTTTTTAAACGACATATTTTCCTCCTTAAAAATAATTAAAGTTTATTACCATTCTATTATTACAATTTGTAGAATTAGTTCCATAATGTTTTTGAGTAGAATTAAATAAGACCATTCTATTACTCTTGCTTTCAACTTTTTTATCACCTATCATTGTATAACCGTTATTATCATTAATATAATATAAAGCTACCTTACATTTAAAATCTTGGTCTACATGTTTTTCAGATTTAATTATTTTATTATTTACAGGGTTTAAATTAGCTTTGATTCTAATTAAAGCATTAGGTTTTAATCTTTCAAGTAAAGGGTTAAGATGTTCAAAATAGTTAGAGTTATAACTATAGTTTTTATAAAATATATGCACAAATTGATAATCAAACACTTTATTTTTAAAAGGCCAAACACAACCAGGTTGGTAAAACCAAGGAAAGGTTTGAGATTCCATTATAGTTTTTAAATTAAGGTGATCATCTACTGGTAGATAATTATCTATTGTTTTAAAATTATTGCCTTCTAATTTAGACATCTTTTGTTATTCCTTTTGGTAATGCTTGTATGTTCCAATGTATAAACCTAAAAGGTTCATATCCCATATCTACAGAATACATATGAGGCATAAAGGATGGAAAGAACATCATTGTTCCAGGTTTAATATCATAGTTAATTTGACTACTTGCATAAGTTATTTTAGTGATGTCTTTTTCAGGTAAAAGATTCATCGCATTTCCCGGTCGTGGATCTTGAAATATTGGTCTAGATGTTGCATCACTACATTTTAAAAAATAAAAACCAGAAATATGTCCATTCCAATGTGTATGTAAGGTATGATGACCACCACCATTTTTAGCAAATTCTTGTACCCACATTTCAGTTATAGCCATTTGATAATTTCTTAAATCAAAACCCATTTCATCTAAAAGATTGTATGATGTTGCTATCACATATTCTTTTAATGGTTTAAAAGCAGGGTCTATTAAAGGAGTAGAATGAAAAACATGTCCCATATCTCCTCTATTTCCATATACTTTATTTCTTTTATCTATATCTTTTTTTAAATTCTTTTTAGCTTGTTTGATATATTTGTCTGATGCTTTATTTAATTTTTTTACCAGTTTAGGTGCTTCAGCATACCATATGGGACATCTAAAATGGTCTTCTAGTAGTAATTGTTTTGGAAAAGTCATTATTTAAATGGCCATCCTAAATTCCAAATAACCAAACTGTTTCTTTCTCCACTTTTAACTGGGCATACTCTATGCCATACAAAACCAGGAAATACAACTAAAGATCCTTTAGGTAATATTTCTTTACATTTTACTATATTAGGTTTTTTATCAGGATCCCTATTTCTAAAATCAAATTCTAATTCACCACCTTTATAATCTTTTGGATCAGATAAACTAACTGTTACAGATAGTTTTCTAATTTTACCTTTTGTGTTTCCCTCTTCATAAGGCTTCTCCCAACTATCGCAGTGCCAATCATAGAATTGACCTTTTCTATATTTTGTAAATTGACAAGACTCAGAAAAATCCCATTCAAAATTCCATCCAGCATTTTTATTTGCCATACGAACATAGGGATGAATTTCTTTATATATCCAGGTATCTTTTAACCAAACAATATCTGAATCTCTTTTTGATTTTAAATCTTTAATTTGTTTTTTATTTAATTTTTTATTACCATAACCACCAGTAATTGCCATTTGATCTTGAAGTTGATGACCATATTTTACAATNTCATCACAGATACGTTCTGGAATTGCTGATTTAAAATACCAATAATAGTGTTCTAAGTTCATATGTCTTTATACATATGTTTTATATCAATATAAATAAAAAGTAAAGATAAAATTATGAAATAGTTAAACAACCAGTAACTGTAAAAGTAGCTATCTTACAACCTGCTGGGTGAGTAGATGTGCTATTTGTACCAGGTGATACTGTTAAAGTTTTATCTGCAGGTGTTCTAATTATTACAATACCATCTCCGCCATCACCACCATCTTTTCTTTGAGTACCTACTGCAGCACTTCCACCGCCGCCACCGCCGCCGCCAAGACCATCAGTACCAGCTGTTCCTGCGCCACCTGCGTTTGGTCCAGTTCCACCACCAGCTCCACCGCC